GCCGGTACCAATTGGGTTCTAAGATGTTCTGGTTGGGGGCTCGGTGGATCACATTGCAAACTCGGCAGCTGCGCCTGCGGCGGCATACTGTCGGATTCTCGAGGCTAAGGCGTCGCCGGCGGCGTGCCCAGCTCGCTGTAGCAAGTGGTCCCCAATGTTCCTGACAGCCCCAACTGCGCTGTTCCACACAGCGGAGGAAGTGGCAGTGTGCTGTTTCTGCGTCGACCTCAACATGATGTTGTGAGGGTGACGAGAGCACCACTGCTGCGCGATGACCGCCCGGTAGTTTACCACGGTGTCCCCCGCGCCGGCGCGGGGGACGTAGATGACTATCGGTTCCAACGCTGTGGAGAAACTGAGCGACCCCAGGTCCTTTGCTGTGTCAGGTACAACGAAGTCGTTCCACGACTTGTACGAGACATTCTCGGCCACTGATGCGTGCAGCATGGCAGGCTTATCCACTAGCGAGGCCGCGGGTATGCTCCGCAAGTACCCCACGCTGATGGAATCATCCGCCCACGCTGTTTTAATCGTGAGGGCTTCCTGTGCTCCTGTGCTGTAAAAGCCGGTTTCAATTGCCGGTACCTTGCCAACGTACGCTGAACCCGGCGGGTACAGCCCCGTGTTGGTGCCAAGGCACTCGAGCTTGACCGACAAATTGTGCAAACGCGCCCGCACGGACAGCTGCTGGTAAGTAGCTGTCACCGGCGGTGAGTCGATAATGGGGCTCCTGACTGCCTGCAAAATCGGCACTGCGCCTGAGATGGTTTCACTGGCGTCGTACCGCATCGCGATATAGTCTGTCAGGGGCCCACTGTACGTCTCCTGCTGGTGGGTGAGTCGTGGACAAACCACGATCACCTGGTCCATGCTGGGCGAGGAGCCGAACTCCATAACGTTGAGAAAATTGGTGGTAGTGTAGGGTGCCGTTGACTCGTCTAACGGAAGGTGGCGCTTATCGAACGCGTCGAAGGCGTATGAGGGAGGGCGCGGAACACCGGCTGGTGCCTTGCGCGGGGGTGCGAAAGGCGCCTGGGGGCGTGGCGCGCGGCCCTTGGCCTGCTTGGCGTTCTTGGCTTGACCATTCGTGTTCTGCCGATCGTAGGTAGCTCGAAGCGCGGCCTTCTGGGCCGGCGGAGTCTTGCTCAGACGAGCTTGCTGATTCGGAGTCAGAGTCATGGCACGAACACTCACACGTGTTGTTCTCAACTGTCACGAATGAGGGCACGGAGAGGGCCGATGCAAGGAAGGAACCCGTGGTTCCAGAAAGGTCTTAGGACTCAAAGAGTGCCGGCGCCAAGTGTACTTGGTGCCGTGCGTGCAACTGCAAGTGCCTAGTCGTGTTAAGGATTATAGCCGTGAACACGATTTGCGTATCGTAAGTAGCCGGCACGGGGCGACTTACCAAGCCGCCCCGTACTCCATACCGGCTCGCAGGTGCCCTAGGCCGTGAAGCCATAGTAAGGCACCCCGCCGAGGCCTCCACACACGTCGACTGTCCCAACGGGCAGTTTCTACCTGATGTGCACCCTTGGCCCGCTCTCAACTTCACCCCCGATGAGGATGTTGTTGCGCGCCGCCAATTAAGCATAGCTTTGACCGCAACCCGGCGAAGGCCACACGCCTCTGCTCAAGCCCAGAGGCATGCTCCTTGCCGGGAGTACGGTTGATGAAGACACCAAATAGGTCAGCCTAAGTGTGTGATAGAGTTAGTGACCTCGGCGGTCTGAGTGGGGTAGCCACATCCCCACCCAACCGTAACCAGGTGTACCGCCTTTCGAACCACTAGTCGGACAGTTGTGGCTCTACTCGATCGTCGTACCTGTAGGGTTAGCGTGAACCTGCACTGTGCAGTCACGGCAGCTCCCCCACGATCGACGTGCCCTACCCCGCCAGCCACGGTTGCGGCGACGGTAGCACGTCTTGTGAGGGGGCCCAGTCCTAACCTTGATACACCCACCGTACACACGCTGCGCAATGTGCACGACTTCCCACGCTCCAGCTAGCCGCCCCGAGTCAAGCTCGAGGTTGGGGATGACTCCCCAGGAACACAGGTCCTGTTCCCGGCCGCGCCGCCCGAAGGCGGGCTGAAAGCGCTCATCCTACAGCGTGCCAGCGGGAGATTGGTGGCCTCCCGGTACTTCTGGCTCCGCCCTGCGGACTTGGCTCTCGCATTACAGTTATAGACATGAGACCTTTCGAATTAGCATGCAGAACGCCCTCAAGGGAGGGCGGGAGTTTGGTTGGGTTGGTGCGGGCGCTCAGCGCCCGCTTGTGCGCCACCAGCTGTCGCCGGCGGCGCCCGGCTTGGACGACGGCTTTGGGTTCTTGCCTTTGCCGTGTGCATCGGCGTTCTTCCCTTTGCCTTCCTTCCCCTTGGCGTCGGCAGAGCCCTTGCCCTTGCCTTTGCCTGGGGTGTCCTTGCCTTTGCCCTTACCCTTCCCCTTCCCGCTCTTTTTGGGGTCTGCTGCTGTGTCCGGCCTGCCATCCTTATTAGCAGATCCGTCAGGCTTCATACCCGCATACTTGCGGGCCAGTATGACCGTCTCCTCGGAGTCGGCGAGCAGCTTGCTGCTGCGGAACATAGCTGCGACTTTCCGGTGGTTGGTGGTAGCATGCATGACAAGAGGCTCCAAAAGGCAGCCAATGTCAAGCTCCTCCCACAGCAACATGGGGTCGCGTACGTGCTGATCGGTGATCTCGAGCATCATGGATATGGAGTCGAATGCCAAAAGGGCAGCGACAACCTTCTCCTTCGGCTCCGCGACGAGCTCGGGCAGCTCTGAGCGCCATGCGGCGCAACAGGTGCGGACGACACGCTCTTTCTTGACGCTCGCAAGAACTTCGTGAGCACGATCTCGCATGTCCCCACACTGTCCGAACGTCGTGGAAGCGGCCTCCTCAATCTGCCTCCTCTCGGGGTCACGATCACCATAAATGGTTCCGTATGCGTATGTTCGCTGCTTGCCAAGCTGGCGCTCGAGCTGCTGGTAGCAGTAGTCCCCGTGTGCCAGGAACAAACCTCGGACGCCTAGTGACTCCTGATTAATGATCGCCAACGCGTAGTACTTGGTCAGCGCGAGGCTCCAGAACTTCTCGTCATGCGCCACGTCAACCGGCACATTGTCGTCATCCCTGATGATCGTGTGCTGGGAGCTGATGGTGCAATGCGGAAGCTTCCTGATCGCCTTAAGAATCTTAGGAACGATAACTGCGACTTCGTAAGCGTCGGCACGCCCATTGGGGAGGGCGATCCAGGCGGAAAGCATCTCGAAGACGCTGTTCCTGCCGACCATATCCATGTCGTCTGCCACGAGTGCCGCTTCGAAGATGAACCCCGTGGCCCGGCTCATCGCTGACGAGTATTTCATCACGACGTCCTTGGGCCCAAGGTCCTTCCACTCGTCGGTCTTCGGTGGAATGAGAGCGTGCGACTGGTCGTCGCCTTCGTAAATCCCCATGTGGTTTGACTCGATTTGCTTGTCTTCGAGCTTATCACACTTGATGGAAGTGTCTGTTACCATGTGGGGTGCGAGTGGCTCCCACTCGACGAACTGTGCTACGTGGGGGAGTGCGTGGAGGCTCCACGCCGGGTGCTCTGATACTGTGGCACGCCTTTCTGCGATACGCCACTTCTGGTAGGCTGCCTCGCCAAACACTTCCAAGACTGCCGTCCCATTCTCAACGGTGGACTCAAGGCGGTTGAAGAACGAAGTGGGCCCAATCCCTGACAACAAAAATGCCAACAGGGGTGTGAGCTTGATCACCCAGTACTTCATGTCGAGTGTCCCGTTGGGAAAAGACTGACGAGTGCTGTCCTCGTTGGGGGAGAACACGTACGCCTTGGTCACGACTTGCTCCTCGAAGATGTCGTTCATTTTGGCGAGGTACTTAACGCACTTCTTCCATACAGCCTCTCTGAAACACGCATCATTTTTGCTCTTGTCGGTCCCGAATACGACAGCGCCCTTGGGCACAGCGCGCAGGAACTCAGCAAAACGAATACGCTTCGTCTCCTCAGTCAACCCCTTGAGGTTGGTGTGGTTGTACAGGATGGCGTGCAGCGCCTCCAGTGCTTTGACCATGGGAGAAGTACGGGCTTGGTGCAGCCCCTCCGTCCCAGCTATGCCTGGCGAGATAACCGCTCGCGCACGTGAACTATCCTCACCTTTCTTGCACTGCGCGGAAGCCTTGAGCTCCTGCATGTGCCCGACTGGCGCCTTGCTCCTCGCTGAAGCCTTGAGCTCCTGGAGGTGGTCGGCCGTTGCCTTGGTGTGGGAAAGCAGTTCGTGCATCGCGTTGTCTGCGGCGAAGAAACTCTCGTCGGCAAGTTGTTCTTCTAGCCATTTCTCGTACGTGGCTGTGCAATAGGAGTTCGGCTTGCCATCATCGAGGAAGTCGTAGTCAAAACGCTGCTCACTGCTGTTCAGCATCTTGACGAAGTCGCTGCAGTGGTCCTCGATCATGTCATCCCAGACACGGTCGTGCTCCGCTGACAGCTTAGACTTCTCACTGCGGTCCAAGTGGACCACATACTCGTGCGGCGTGCCTTCCGCAACCGTGGTGTCGCTGTCACCAAGGTGGCGGTACACTGCGCTGATGAAACTGAGCGGGTTCTTGTGGTCGTTGGGAGATGGCTTGCCCATCAAATCAACGCCGACCTGCACCGCTCCGATCACCGGCTTCTTCTCTGTGAGTTCGTACTCTCCAAATGCAGCCGTCTCGTACATCACCAGCTTCTCACTAAGAGTGCCCTTGACCTCAGGGGCTGGCACAGACCAAACTACACGCTCAGTCGGGTGCCCGGCCTCCTTCTTGGCGCTGTCAAGATCTTCGATGGCTTCTTCCAAGTGCTGGGTCGCGAAGAAGTCCTTAAACAAGGGCTGAGCCCCCGAGTAAGCGAAGATGTCACAGTGGTTCTTGCCGGTATCGCCAGAATCCAGCAGAAGAGCCATGACCACCAAGTTGGTAACGGTCGCAAGGTAATTGAAGGCTGGATGCTCTGTCATCCCCTCCCGTGCCAGCAAGCGCTTTAGCTTGCGCCTAGCCTTCTGAAGGTGCAAGTTCTTCGCCGGCTTGTCCTCGCCGATCAAAGAGTCCGCAGTCTCCATGCAGGCTGTTAGCACCTCTGTGGGCAGGATGACGTCCAGGACGTACAAATTCCTTGCGCCGGTGGGGTTAGCCATGTTGAGCACCTTACTGAGAAAGCCCTTTGCTTTCCCGACGCTCAGCCAACCACACAAGC